ACATCCCAAGATCGAAGCATTTCCTTGCGGATAGCACGATGGAGGATTCGTTCGGTGGAGTTGTAGGATAATGGATCCCCTTTAGATAGGGGTACACGACCACTACTAAGGGATTTTTCCCATATTTCTGCATGATCTGAAGGAATCGAAGCGACTGCCCGGGAAGTTCGGGGAACCATTACCAGTGTCCTCCCCGAGACTCCATCTCAGTCACCTTTTTTTGGATCATTAACAGGCTCTCCTTGGCCGCATCAATGCGACCCGCCTGTTCAATAATAAGGTCTGCTGCACGGGCAAACATCAGGGAATCAGGGGAAACCCCTAGCTCGCCCCCCTCAGCCCTCGCTCTTGCCCGTAGGTAGTTCGCCGTCACTTCCACGATGGGATCTAGTGCCTTCATGCTTCGAGTCCTTTCGATGCAGTGCCTGAGTCAGTGCCATCAGAGCCAGTTTGTGAGCGTCCAATGCTCTTTCTAGCTCCACGATTCTCCGCCGTAAATGCACCTGGGTAACCACGGTGCCATCTGGATTTAGTTCCATTGCAGGGAATTGTCCTTGGTGGTCAATGATTCGTCAACGGGAATGTAGGGGGAATAGCAGATTAATTCGCGAAAAACAAAAACCCTCCCAAGGGGCGTAATCCCTGGGAGGGCCTATCGCATCTACCCTGCTATAACAGGGGATGCTTGGACGGGAATGGTTCAGCGGGGAATCATAGTGGGAGTGGCCGCAGCAATGATCTGCGCGAGTACGCAAGCAATACCGGAACCACGATGCAGCCGCGGATAGACCTGACATAAAGCGTGAACATCATAAACGGAATCGAATCGATGATAGGCCACAATGTCATCGCGACTAGCCCATGGTGGGTCACCTGAATGGTGCAGGAAATCCGATGACGAATAAAGGAACATCGGGGAATGCTGGGGAACCACTAGAATGCTGGGGAATAAGTTTAGGGTGTACGGGATCCGCACCGCTTCCTCAGCGAGTGGTTCCCAGTTGAGTGACCGCTTATCCAGTGCGTGGTACCGGATACTTAGATCTACCTGCAAGGCCTTATCCACTTGGCGCATTAAAGTAGTGTCGTGCCTGGTGCCTTGAATCTGAAACAGTAAGGGCAATGTCATGGGAATCCTTTACGAATAGTGGCGGTCACCCTGGTGTTCTGATTCACCAGGCTTTGATTCAATGACAACAAAGTACGCCTCGGCACCATCCACCTCGGGAAGGGAATCAGAGTCTAGCCCACGCGCTTCCAACCAGTCACACTGGCGGGCACAATGGGCATTCTCGACGCGCTCCGCTTCCTTGCTCTCGCGTAGTGCCAGTGCCCCTACACGCGCTTCCAATACACGCGCTTCCTCAATCGACGCGCAGTGTTTATAGGAAATCAGTTTAACATCACTTCCCCACCAGCCCCCTTCCTCGGGGCCACCATAGTAGGGAATGGTTACATAAAGGGAAACAAAGTGACCACCAAGGTAGACCGGCGGATTCACTACGGTATTGAAAGCTGCAACTAGATTCGACATGGTTCAATCCTCATTAGATGGGAATATCTGCCCTCATCAGTTCCCCTTATTACGCAAGGGGAATACGGATCATTTACGATCCGTTTCGGGCTACGAACGGGAATCACTCCAGCATGGCCGCATCGTCGATGGACTCGCAGACCCATACGGTGACCCCCGTGAGCCATATGCGCTCCTCCTCGGTCAGTAGTTCGGGGGAATCAAGGAGACCTAGGGCGGCCACTAGGCAACGATGGGCCTCCCAGTGGTCCCCTACCCATTCGCCTTTATCTACGCGGCGGAGCAGGGAATTGATGCGATTGGATACGGTAGTACTAGTGGCGGAGTGTGGCATAGGGATAGTCATGGTATCGGTTTATTCCTGTTTGGTCAATTAATTTAATGAGCAATGATTGCAATACCAGAACATAGACCCCGGCGGCCACTATTCCCCGAGCACAAACGGCATCGGTCGCATTGGGTACGGTTTCCCCCCTCGGCACTCGCGGGACAAACCACTTCCCCGGGAATCATGGCATCCGCAGCTGAACTACGGACGCGGAACGTGCGCCATCCTTGCGCCTGAGCTTCCAAGTGTTCCGCAGGGGAATCCACACTAGCCATGCATAGGTGCCGATGACTAGATGCCGTGCGCCATTGATGCGTGTAGCCCGTATATCCCGATGCCCTTGATACTAGGGAATCCCACACACTCGCGGGAACCATTGCCGGATCCCCGTAGGCTCCGAGGCGAACGGCGCGGCCTCGGAGGATTGATGAGGCATCGCCTGGGGAAATCGTAGGGTAGTTGCCCGCAGCGTAACAACGATAGACGGCGTTTACAGACTTCCCTACTTCCACATAGCAGGTTCTAGGGGAATCGACGGATCCACGGTGCTTGCAGTCCCCGCAGATAGACGCGTCCTCGCCATTCGCTAGGGCATCCGTAGGCCGCATATCGCTGCGGATGATGAATGTTTGTGCCATATCGCCCGTCTTGATGTTGCGGGAATGCCATGTAACGATGGCAACAATCGGAGCACCGTCGATAGGGGAATACCCTTCCCAAACTACGGCCCCGGATGAACGGGGAATCTGATGCAAACTGATAGCGCGCGCCGTGGGGCGTTCAAGTAGTGACATTGTGCAGACTCCGAATAGATCGCCCGAATTACGCTCGGGCATCGACGGGAATCAGAGTGATTCCCCTACGGTGCCCGCCTATGCCAAGTGACACGGGCGGGCACCTAAGGGGATCCACTTATCGACCGACGGTAGCGAATCGGGCCGCAATATGCTCCAATTCGCCATAGGGCGACGATGCCGAATCCTTGCCAGTCGATAGGGGCATGATGACCCCTATAGCGTCGTGTACGGATCCATTGATGGGCATTACGATAGTTGCCTTGCGCCCCTGAGGGTCACAATGGAGCGATACGGTACCCTCGGAACCTAGTGCTAGTGCCAATTCGTAGAGTAGTTTGGCGTTTAGATTGACGACGACACGGTCTACGGTAGTGCGCTGATTCTTCAGAACATCGGACACCGGCGGAAACGAATGGGCACATCCATCGTGCGCCGTTCCATCGGATCCCGTCGAGGATCCATTCGGGAAGGTGTCGAGCGTGCGCGTACCCTTGATGGCCTTTACACCTTTAATCACCTTACCGGGCACCAGGCGAATCGATGGATCCGCTGCGGCATGGTTCAATTCGTACACGACGCTATGCAGCTGAAACGGAACGACGGCCAGCGTGCGACCGTTGGTAGCGCAATGGTACCCGGTGCAGTTACGGCGATCCGGCATGATGGTCGCGACGCTACCCAACGGACTACGGGCATCCGCTGAAGTGGCCAGCGTATGGATAGGGGTAGTGTAAGTGAGGGTATCGGGCGAAGTGGCGACATTAGTAGACGGCATGAATAGGCTCCAAGTGGTTCGCCCGCATTACGCGCGGGCATCGGTGGGTATCGAAGTGATGCCCATAGGGATCCCTACGGATGGCCGTAAGGATCCGAATGGATGCCACTTCAGTAGTTCATGATTACCACTACTTTGGATGAATCACGCTTGGGGTCAATTTCGAGAACCGTAGTGGCATCCCGCAATTGCTTCGGAGTGACACCGTAGGCGTGCGCGGCATCCTTGATGGTTTCATACTCTGACCATTCGCACCGTATAGCTACTCGGTCGAATGTAATGGGGTCGCCCGTGTCCTCCGATAGTGCGTCTAGGTGTTCCATGATTAGACGGGCACCAGCGGGCGACCATAGGGCGCATTCATCGGCCAACAGTAGATCCATGCCATGTTCGACGGATAGGTGAAGGACTATCACGCTGCACCTACTTTCATATGGCATACCAAACAAAGTACCGCAGATTCACCCGCATTCGCGCTTGTAATGTCTTGCGATAGTGACGGCACAACGATGCGCGTTTCTTCGGTAACTTCGTCACCACAATGGTCACATACTTCCCCATCATGCCTAATGGAACCACCAGCTTCCACGATGGCATCGAATCCGCCTACACACATAGCTTCCTCTACATCTTTGATGCGGAGCGACGATGTCTCTATTTCCATGGGGGTGAATATGCATACGGCGTGTGAATGCATATTGAGCCACTTCATCACTTCCTGAACGGCATCATCTAGATGATTTAGCGGAATGTTCCGCAGACTGGTTGCCAAGCTTGTTACGCGGGGATCCATTACGCGCCTACTTTCATGGCAAGCATGGCCGCATAGGTGCCATGAGCAACGATGCGGTAGCCATTGCGTACCGTGTCACCCTTGCATACGATGCGGTTTCCGTGTGAGTCAGTTTGAAGCGTGTACATTCGTGAATCCTTTATAGAGGAGGTTTAGTATCGAATCCGAATTACGCTCGGCTCCGATGCATTCAAGTATAACGAGTACTTCGGATAGGTCAACCATCAAGCGGGATGAAAAATGATAAATGGACAACTATTTCTAGTCGCCCATATTCCCGCCGGTGCTACCAAGTATGCCTGGGGAGGTGTGCTACCAACGATGCCCCGCCATGCGTCCCGATGCCCTACGCGGGATCCATTATCCTCTGCGGAGTGCCGATGCCTAGCGGATTCTGCTAGTGGTGCCCCATTCCCCTGCCATTGCCCCTTCCATGATCGCGCGCGTGCGCGGATTCGGGCGGGCGGGCGCGTGCGCGGGCGCGAGACCACCGGCACCGGGGGGGAACGCCCCGGGCTCCTTGCGATACACCTCTTCAGACTTTTTCGCCAAACATTTAGGTTCCCCTTGGTTCCCCTCAAGACTCCTCAAGTCCCCCTTCGATACCCCAACCTCCAAAGTGCCTCGGCGACCCCTTGAGCTCCCTGGGCAACCGCTGACTCCTCAAGATCCGGGTAGGCAGCATGGAGGATCTCATGGACGAGGGTATCGAGTTCATCCTGAGGCTTCTGCCCCAGGGCGATCCGAATGATCCCTTGGGTGTAGTCACACTGTCCAGCGGAGTCCCCAAGATTCGGTACGAACCTGAGTCCCCATTTCTTCCCTCTGACCTTAAGAGTCTTAACGGTCCTCCTCGGACTCCGAGCAGGGTCTCCGCTAGTCATCCTTTAGTCCTCTTAGGTTGCCTCAGGTTCCTCGGATCATCATCATCAGCATTCTGATGTGACCTCCATAGGTAGCCCTAGGCACCCTGGTACATCATCATCAGTTTCCTGACAGTACCCCCTCTAGGAGCCTCAGAACGCCATATTTCTTTCCCTAAGGAAAGCGTGTGACCCTGCCCCCAAGTTGCCTTAGAGTCTCCTTATCCCTCCCTAGTGGTCTTCATCCTACGGATGTATGCACTAGTACCTGTTTACCTATCTACTTCCCAGTCCTAGCTTCGTTGGAGGATGATGTTGTCATACCTACAGGATCTAGACTATCTGACCTTAGGGTGGTTGCAGAGGTACAGACACCACTGTCTGGCTCTACTCACCCCGGGTGGTTGCAGTATGGTTCTAACCTGACCATACGCAGGGGCAGATACGAAAGTCAGTATCTCCATAGGTCACCGAGGGGGATTCCCACTACCCCCATGGCCGCTGAACGGCATCTTAAGGAAATTAGATCATCGGTAGCGTATGGACGCTGTATAGACACAGTATTGACGCAGCGGCTCCTAGGTTCCCCTAGGATCGATTCTTCCCTTTGGGGCAACCGTTGACCCACCCGAGGGGTTCAAAGGGCTCCTGGAGGCTCCTAGGCGGCTGCGGCGATCCGTTGCGGTACTTGGCACCGTTGTTACAGGCACTGGGACGTTCCTTGAGGACATCTGGACATGGGTGACCGAGTAACCATGGGGGGTCAGTTGGGCGTTGAGGGCAGCCATCTCAGGAACATTGACCTGCATACCACCATTCATGAGACCCACAAACACGGTTTTCCCTGTTGAGTCAAGGACGAACGCGGGGCTGCCGCTATCTCCTCCCCAGATGACCGGCCATCCACCACCCTGGGCTCCCTCATTGACACCATCCTTGAGGGGGACAACATCAAACCCATTGCATACATCCGCAGCACTCACTTGAGCCTTGCCCATGGACATCTTGTAAGCCCTGCTCTGGCACTCAAGAACCCAAACAGGATGAGTCAATGGGATGTATCGAGCATCGGCGATGTTCTTGTAGATACAGACATCGTCGGCAGGAAAGGCTGATTCAAACTCCAAGAGAGTGTGGTCAGGAGCAATGGCACAGGTTGCCTTTACGACCCTGCGTGAGTGACGGGCTCCTGACTTACCGAGGAACGTGTAGGTTTCATTGTCCCCTACAGGCCGACCGACCCCACGGTAATGCTCACATATGAGGGCGTGCTTCGGTGAGATGAGAACAGCAGCTGGATTGCTAGTGTTCCAAAAGTTGATGCTGTTGGCTACATAGGGGGTCGTGAGTTGAGTGCGATTGAGTGCAGAGAGCTCCCGTGCAAACGCTCGGGGACGCAGGGACACCCCTGACCAATCCACGGATGCCCCCTGGCAAGAAGGGCTGAACGACCGTTGCTCACCACCAACAAGGGGTACCAGGGTGGCAGCGGGAGAGTAGGTGTGAATGTCGTGGAGGACGGGACTGTAGTTCTTTAGGATTGCCATTAGGCGAACACCCGGTATGGAATGGAGGGTTCAGGGGTAAAGGTAGGGAGCCCCTCGATCACCTCAGGGGTCAACTCGATCATGGCGCGGATGTTGGTGTGCCAACGGGTGTCACCGGGTGACACAGGGTTGCCGTCTTGATCTACACGGGGAGGGATGGCTCCAATGTGGTCAATGGAGATCCCTTCAGTAGGGACCACCGTGACCTCACCTTCGTGATCCGTGGTCTCCTGGGCAAGGCCAGCAGCAATGAGGATGTCTTCCATGTCAGACTCTGTGGGGGTGCGGAGCATGTAGTCCATGTTTAGGGAGCCGTAAGGGTTTGGAGTTCAGCGTTTGATAAACGCGTTGGGTAATACTTAAATCTCTTAATGCACCCATTCATATGTGCAGTAGTATTTTCATATGAACCAAGGGTCAGTCTGTCATATGTGCTACCGAATGCACCAGTTCCGGTTCGTATCGTGGAGGTTCCATTGCTTATAGCAAAGTCATTTGCTTTCAAAGCCACAGCGTGTTTAGTTGCAGAAGATGCAAGTTCTGTAATCCGGAATCCGGAATTGTCGTAAATCCATGTTGCACCAATTTGATAAGGTACGGCGTTAAATTGGCTGATTGTGAATGCTCGATATGTTAAATCAGTTGGTTTAGTCATTCCAACTGTTTCAATAAACGCCGTTCCTTCCGTCTGATTCCACCATGAAGAGAAGTTTGTTCCAGTCATTGAACACAATTCCGCATTCCGCGTGACCCCACTCGCACCCGTAGGGATGTAGGAGGATGCGCCGGAGCCGAGTTCAACCTGAACCATAGTCACATACACGCCACTTGTACCGTCAGCGGTATATGACGCTCCGTAGGCATCAGGAGTGGTGGCTGCTGGATATCCAACAATAGACATACCAGCCGCTGTTGCCGTCATAGTCATTGTGTACGAACAGCGATACCACCCATTTGGATACGGCGTTATTTGTGGATCCCTAGGCGAACCAGTACCACCTGTTCTTACTGTTGTTGTTCCATTTCCAGTTAATACAAATGAACACCCACCTTGCCCACTTGTTAAATCACCAATAGTTACGCGATCATATTCCGCGGCTTTGGCATAAAAACTGAAGGTATAAGCAGCAGCAGTAAATGTCCATGTTTGCCGTGCTGCGTGGTAACCAGTTCCTGTTGCCACTAATTTCCAAGCAGTAGTTCCTGTGGTATTACCATATGGATCTGCAATACCAGTAGCCGCTGTTGGCGTGTTTAAGTTTGCGTAGTACCAAGGAACATTAACAACACTTTGATTTAGTTTTTCACTGTAGAGCGTTATGTTCGTAGTCTGCCCCTCTACCAGCAGTCCCCTTGGCTCCCCAATGGTCGTAGGGCTGTAGTCGAACCGAGGGGCGTAGTAGGCCGCTGTGGTCGTTGGGTAGTAGGTCTGAGCGGTGGATCCGGGGTTGATTTGTGCGCCCCATACATAGATAGTTTTTCCTGCTACTGCGGCTGCGGTATCAGGATAAATTAAGAACGCACCCGATCCAGTAAGGGATGTGTAAACAATTTGCAACTGTGTCCATGTTGATGTCAACCCGGTTGCTAAGAAAAGCCCAGTACCCGAAACCGTTGCAGTTCCTGAAATAACCGATATTGAACCAGTAACAAATCCACCTGTGTACACACCTATCTGCAATTGCGAACTTGTTCCTGCTCTTACCCAAATACGAATTACATGAGGCATACCTGCTTGATATGTAGGACCTTGAGAAATTGCATTATTTGCACCTGCTGAAGTGACTTGCGTACAGGTTGTGCCGCCAATTGGATTTGTGACTGATACTTGCAATCGACTCGCACCATTTTGGTCAAGCCATGATGCTGAAGAAATGTTTTCGCTTTGAAGAAATAGATTCGCCCCCGCATACTCCACATACCCACTTGAGTTCACAAAGGTCGCAGGACTGGCTCTGCTGAATGTCAGCCTTGAGTCCAACACACCCGTAGTAAAGTCAAGGGACAGCGTGGAGCCATCCCCTGACCCTGGGAACAAGCTTGGGCGACCACCCTTTCGCATACCCATCCCGCTGAACGGGTTGAAGTTAGTGGGTGAACTCGGGGATGAGTAGGTATTGCTATATGTCATTGATTCTTTCCAAGCCAGTTGAGGCCTGAGGTTCCTTGGGTTCCGAAGGTTTTCGTATATGCCCGCTCGACCCGTTCGAGTTCGACATCAATATCTCGTTGTTTCCTAGCGATGATCATCTTGTCCACATCAACTGCTACTGCTTTCGCCCAATAGCCCACGGCCATGGAGAGTGCATCGAGTCTGTCATCATGCCTGAGGCTCCCACGATCCCTTGTGATCCTGGTGAGTTGATAGAAGAGCTGATAGGACAACTGCTTCTCCGGCGGTAGCCCCTTGGTGGACTCATAGTCAGCCTTGATGACTGCGGGTTGCACGACGAGTCGATGCTGGTTGAGGATGGGTTCAAGGGTATCGATGATCCGCCGTTCCTTCTGAATGGAATGGCGTACCTCTTCGATGCTGCATGGCCATGAATCCCGTAGGTACGGGGTCAGGAGCTGCGTGAACATTCCATCCCCGAAGTTTGATTCGACGATGCACTTGTTGACCTTCTGATCCCTGGCAACCTTGGCGAGTGCTCTGAGGTTCTCAGGTGTGTAGCCACCACGGAGTCCACCGGCTGCGGTGAGGTGCATCCATCCATTGCTCATCTTCACGACGGCATACGCAGTTTCATCCTCACCACGCCCTGAGGGGTCAATGGCAAGCACGGATCCTGCGAAGGGTATGAACTTGTCTGAGATGGATATGGGGTTGTGGTAGCGGTCACCACGGAAGCCAACGGCAGGTAGGTCTTCCTCGATCTTCTCCTTGGATCCTGACCACACCAAACGCTCCGGTGCTTGTTCCCAATCGCCACCATAGGCAATGAGGTCATGGAGCTTGAGGGGGTATCTGTCCTGATCAGCCAGACTCGTATTGAGCATGAACTGAAGTTGGAACCCGCTTCGCCCATAGGACAACGCTCGTTCCTGTAGATCCTCTTTGGAGAACCGCTTGGGGTCTGTAGGACTGCCAACGATCTCTTGAGTCCACTCCTCTTGGATCGTGGGTGCCAAGCGACCACCATAGGCGGTCATCTCGATCTCTGAGGGGTACAGGGCTGGCCATATGCGGCACTCATAGCCCCGCTCTTGGAGGATGTTGTAGATGGACTCTTCGCTCTGAGGAGTCCCTAGGAAGATGACGCGCCCCCCAGGCTTGATGATTGCATCAACTTCCTTGATGCGCTCCTGTAGTTGCTCCCTCATGGTGGAGGTGAGGCTGTTGTTGGCTACCTCCACATCATCAAGGATCACTACATCAGCACGGGAGCCGGTTAACTGCCCGGTGATACCGAGGCTCTTGACACTTGGAGCATGGCTCGGTGGCGCAGGACCCACATCGAAGGCTATCGCTGAGTTCCTTTGGGTATCCCTAGGCATCAAGTGCTGGTACATAGGCACTACCTGCATCAACTTCCGGCAGAACGAGGCGAACTCATCAGCCCGGTTCTTGGATGCAGAGACAACGAGGAACTGCTTTGTGGGATCCAACATCAATTCATGCATAACGAATGCTGAAGTGATCCAAGACTTCCCTACCCCACGGAAAGCAAGCGTTACAGATCGCCTTGGACCCCCTTGGAGCCATGAGGCCATCTCATATTGCACCTTGGTGGGTGCAGGGAGCCCAAGTTCAGCCCAGACAAGGTGGAGTCCATTACGGAAGTCCTTGAGCCGGGGATCTATCTCCATACTTAGGTGCCGGTACGCAGATCTTCCTGATTATCAAAGGGAAGCTGCTGGGCAAGACGGAGAATTGGGGTACCCGCGAGAGCCACTTGATCCACCTGGTTGTCCTTGAGCATCTGACGGGCAACATTGAGGTCAGCGGGTGTCGCTTCCCCTGAGGCAACCCGGCGCAGCAGCTCATTGCAGAGACTCGCATGGAGGCTCTTGAGGGTTTCCTTGGTGGGATCAGCCATTGAGGAGTACTGCTCGTAGGAAAGTGGTTGAAGCACCAGCTCCGGTAGCGAGGGCACCCGAAGTAACGACACGCATACGAGGCATCGTCTGAACTACCTGTGCGTAACTCCGGTATCCACCTATGCTTCCAATATCAGTTTGATTAACAGGAGCCTTCAATGATCCAACGGGGACATTCAGAAGCGAGACCCACACCACATCATCAACAGTACCTTGAAGGTCAACTGTGGCAGAAGTAATTGCTATTGCATTATTAACGGTACTAACGATACTCAGCAGAAACAAACCAACCGTGGATGAGATCGGGTTGTACTGGACTATTGAACCCGTGATATTCCCACTGATGGCTGATCCTGTTGCGGGAAGAAGAAGTTTGGTTTGCATATTTATTTACTCGCTAGGGTGTACTGAAAGAGGGCTGAAACGATTGCAGCAACGACTCCTGCTGCACCAATGATGTAAGAGCGTGACTGCTCTAGATGACGAACGCGATTATCTAACTCCTTTAGTTCCACTTGGGCAGCCTGACGCTGCTGTAGAAGCAGGTCGAGCTTTCCCTCAAGGCGGCCAATGGCAAGCATGACTTCGTGGTCGAGTTGGGTATTCATGGGATGCCTTAGGAAATGCGGACGAGCATCCACCGATCACTCGCTTCAATAAGACTTCTTATTGGCCCAAGTGTGTCAGTCAATGTATATTGGGTAGTGCCGACCCCACCCATTTTTCTTGCTAACCAAGTGCCCATTCCTGCTGCAACACGAATCTGAGGATTGCTTCCTCCGCCACTTGCATACTCAACGATGAGGCCAGGTGAAGGGAAACACCAAAGACCGGCTAGATTGCTATTGATATTGGTTGACCACCCTAACATCTGAACAGATCCGATTCCGGTCAACGACGGCGTATAGGGATTTGCCGCTGATTGTTCCCAAGTTGCATTACCGCTTCCATCACAGGTCAACACCTGTCCTGCCGTTGGAGTACCCGAAGCAATCTTCAGTGGTCCATTGATAGTGATCTGTTGAGTACTTGAAGCTGCACCCAAGGTCACCGGGGCAACCGTGGACATCGTTGCGTTCACCGTAAGAGCATCACCCGCTGCATCACCAACCGTTACATTCCCTTGGAATGTGTTGGCACCCGTAAAGGTGTTGGCTCCCGCAGCGGATACCGTGGGGATCGCTGTGTTCTTGAGTTGACCCCCATCGAAACCAAGCCCGGCACCTAGGGAGATCTCAGTGACATTTGCAGCGGTAGTACCGGCAGCGGCGTTACCGAGTAGCCGGGATCCCGTGGATACCTGCTGCATCTTTCCATAGGTGACCTTGTTGTTACCAATGGTTGGGGATGGGTAGGAGCTGGTGAGATCACCTCCTGCAACTCCTAGCGGAGAAGCCCCTAGAACCTTCAGGGGTGAAGCGGCAGTACCGAGTCCCTCGAGGCAAGACACACCTAAGTTGTCTATCTGCGTTGTCGTGATAGTGACTGAACTGAGTTTGTTGGCAGCTACACCAGCAGCAGCAACAGCAGTGTTGTAGGCGTTGGTAGACGCAGTAACCGCATCAGTGACTTGGCCGGTAAGGGTTGTAAGGGCACCTGTAGTGGCAGCACCAATGAGATCAGCAGTGATGACTACGGCACCTGTTTGTGTCGCTATTGCCCCTGCTCCAATTTGGGTTCCTACCGTTGTGATGATCGGTACCGTCCAAACCCCTTGGTTACTCCCATTGCAAGTCAACACCTTGCCGTTGCCCGCACCATTTGCGATGACCAGTGTTCCACCTACGGTGATTACATCTGCTGGATCGTTACCAAGGTTTACATTGGCTTGGAATATTTGATTGGCACTGAAGGTCTTTACACCACTGATTACCTGTGTGGTTGCCAGTGAGACACCACCAAGGTTTGCTGTAGGACTTGCTTCTCCGTACAGACTAATACTCACGGAACCGTTAGTACCGTTGACCGTAGTCACGGGAGCATTAAGTGGATATGCCCAAGCGACTGTGCCAAGAGAATCCTGGCAGGTAAGCACCTTATCGACAAGAGGTGAGCCGCCCCCAGCAATCTTCAGGGTTCCTGTAAGGTTGATACCGTCATTCGTGTTGTCTCCGAAGGTAACCCCTGCATTAGAGTAGAAACCTCCGTTAGCCGTAACTAGGCCGGAGAACTGTGCATCTCCATCAGCCTCAATGAATGATGTAAGGCCGCCTGTTGGGTTGTAACCCTCCCATACATGAAGATTTGCATTGCTGGCTCTTTGTGCTTTCACAAGACCTGTTGGCTCAATAGATACGCCGTTAGATCCGCTAGTTCCAATAGTAGTTCCCGATGAAGTGACCGTAGGTGCGACTGTGAACTTCTTTGCGGCAGAGATCGTCTGAATAGAGTCAGTAGTAACAGCTGCGTCCGATCCATCGGCGTTCTTAATCATGGACGCTTGGTAATCATTCGCAACAGGGGTGACATCCCCAGGACGGCCATTGAATAGGTTGACTCCAACACTTCCATTCAAGGAGGCTGACACTACACCAGTTGTTGGGTTAATGGACAGACCGCTGCCTATCTTGATACCACCCAATACATCGGCAGTCGCAATAGGCAGCGTGGCATTCTGGCTAACGCTTACAACGCCATTGGTAACCGAGAGCCCACCACCAACCTGCATGATGCCCTTTTGATTGCCAGTAGCAATTGGAAGTGGATAGGCACCGGCTGGGGTGTAAGCACCGAGTGAGTCAGCGGAGATTGTGATTGGGCCAGTAGCCCCGTTGACCATTGTCACACCCGCTGGTTCAGGGGTCTGCCAAATGGCCTTATTACCTGCCGATGATGTCAATACTTGACCATTGGTGCCTCCAGGTATCTGGAGTTCGCCACCAACAACGATGATGTCATTTGATGCGGTACCAAGTGTCACATTGTTGCTAAAGGTCTTAGCACCCGTGATCTCTTGTGTAGTTTCAACGCTGACTGCTCCTACATTAGCAGCCGTCAGTGTTACGGTAGGTCCTGCTTGGTTGTTGACCGATGTCACACCAGTAGCAGCAGGTTGAACCCATGCTGCTGATCCATCGACATCAAGACAAGTCAGCACCTTACCGGCGGCCTCATTACCAATGACGAGGTTTAGGTCACTGGTAACAGTCAGGGTATCTGCGGCTGCATTGTTACCAAGCCCTACGCTCCCTGTGAAGTTCACGGGTCCATCTACAACCTGAGTTACTCCAGTAGCACCCACGGCGATAGCACCAATGGATGCCGGAGTGATGACTACTGTTCCCGTTGATGACGCAGCAGTACCTGATCCAAGCTTGATGCCATTGACAATGGATGACCACGCCACCGATCCATCATTCGTTGATGAAACAAGTGCTTTACCACTAACAGCAGATCCGGTGACCTTCAGTGGAGCGTTGATCTCCACAGCACCCGTAAATGTCTTCTGCCCATCAATGGTCTGATTGGTATTAGTAAGGACTACTGTTTCCGGGAGAGAACCAGGGTTAATGGTTGTTTCTTCCCAATGGACATCACCGGATGTACCGTTTGCCCCAAGGACATACTGCTTACCTCCTGGAGTCTTGTCAGCAATGATGTCGAGACCCTGCGTGAACTTGAAGAATCCTTCAGGAGCAACAGTCGTAGTTCCCGTGAATGTCTTGGATCCCGTAATGGTCTCAGCGAAGTTGATGCTGACCCCTGCTCCACCCTGGTCGAGGAACTGATCCGAGGATTCCTGAGAGACATACAGGGAGTTCAGCTGCGAC